GAGTGTCGCCCACATCGGCAAGCGGCCCGGTGAGCGTCATGCCCTCAATGGTGACATTGTTGGCCCACACGTAAAACACGCCGCGAGACTTGACCGTCTGCGTAATGTGACACGCAACCGGGGTGGCAGCCCACAGCCGCGTACCCGCCGTGTTGATATTGATATCGTCATCAATCGAGCAATCCACACCGTCGAAACAGGCGTCCAGATCGTTCGTGACAGCGAATGCCAACGCGGTATTGATCGCGGTGACATTCTCAGCGGGGGTTGCGCCCGGCGTAAGGTAGCGCGCCACGTACACCGACAGTCGGGGACTGATCGTTCCCGCAATGTCAGTGACACCGGCCAGGGCTGCGATCATATCGTCACGCAGTTCGGAATCCTCACCAAACACGGTACGCATGTAGTTATTCGTGTTGGCTTGCCCTGCGATCAGTTCAAGCAGTTTCCGACGCATATGTTCCTGAATTTCAAGGTGCGTCAAACCGTCACGCATCGAAAAACCTTGAACATCAGAAATAGGGCCAAAACGCAGACCCGTACGGTAGTCCGACATTGGTATTCCTTTCATACATAGAGTCCTGCACATCGGTTACTTGCATGAACAGGGAATCCAATTCGTTAACTATTGAGGCTTCAATGTTCAGGAAGGAACGCCGCCATTGCATCAACAGTGCTGCCGTGTGCCCCTGGGAACCCTTCAAATGTACCGTATTCTCACCTGTCGCGGTACCAATCGTCTTGCCCGTCGCATCATTGATTGCACCCTGGGACGATTGGCTATTGGCATCCGTGAACGCCGACGCATAATCGGCATTACCCGACAGGGCAACCTGTGGCGTGGTACCCGACACGGAACGGCTCTTGCCGTCCGCCGTGCTGTCCGCCGTCGAATGGTCCGTCCTGTCAGCCTCGGTTGCCTCTTTGTTGCTTCCCTCACGGATGGTGTCCATCGTGGAGAACGGATCAAACTTGAGCGTTTCCGAATACAACATTTGATTGTAGTACGGCATAATAAGGCGGAGCTTGTGGTTCAACATGTACCGGAACATGTCAACAGATTCTTGCCCAATTTCCCGATAGAAATAGTGGTCAAGAATCTTACGGTTCAGACCGTAAAAGATTTGACCTCCTTCGGCGGTGTCAACCTTGTTGAACTGCCAACGCTTCTCATCGTCCAGTTGGCCGCGCAACAGTTCATTGTGGATCGGGTAATCGTCCTTGGTTAACCCGAAATCAAACGACATGTCGATAAGATCTTTGGTGCGGATCGTGAACGTACCAGACATTATGCGGCCTCCGGCTTTTTGGTAACGCCTACAAGTTTGGTTTCGGCTTCACCGGTTGATACTTCGTTGGCAGCCTCGGCACCCAATTCCATTCCGGGCATGTCGGCCATGTCGTCAACGGACACATTCCATTCGACCGACACGTTGAGCTTGAACTTTTTGTTAATGCGTTCGCACGCTTCCTCGCGGGAGTCCAGGGCGATACGGCGGGTTGCCAGCACTTCGGAATCGTTAGCGGAAACCTCAGCCGAAACGAGACGTTCCCGCTTGTCCTGATTGGCATTGTTGATACCCAGGAAAGTTAGGCATTCCGTCCACGTTTTCCGCTTGTCAATCAGCATGTTCGTAATTAAATCTTTGTCCACTTGCATGTTTAGCACGGTGATAGCCTCGGAAAGATTCTTGGCGAACGCCTCTTGAACCTCAATCACGGACTGACCCTGTTCGACCTGACGGAAAAACTCGCGCACAGACTTTGTGGTGTCCGGATTCGCGGCCAGGATGAATGGGTGCCGCAAGGCGTCCACGTTGATTTCCACAGTGCGATCCATGCGCGCCATACGGTTTGAATAGATTTGCACCATATCCAACTCAGGGTGACGCAAGTAGTTCGCCCAAATCGGCACGGCCTCTTTCGCGGAAACTGTCAGACCGTCAAGGCCGGGCTGGGAACCGTTAGTGTAAATGTGGAACGCGGTCGGATCAAAATACATATCCAGCGGGCCAGGATTCGACGCCCTGAGACAGAGGAACTTATCCCAACCGGGGCGATTCTTTTTCGTGGTTGGATCAATCTCCGTGGACTTGGTGTGCTTGAAGAACACCGCAAGCGCATACCGGAACAATGTCAGTTCGAGATAACGCACCCGCACGTCACCCTGGGAATCGTCATCGTCCCTGTCAGGAAGACCGGACCACTTGAAGCGGTTACACGCCAGTTCGGTGATCTGCCGCATGTAAAAGGATTCGATCAGGTTAACGCGGGCTGTTCCGGAGTTGTACCGGAAATTGTCGTACAGTCCACCGGCGTAGTCGGTTGGCTTACTCACAGCGTCACGCCCTCAAGTGGTTGATTGTCCGCAATGTCAATGTTACCGATATCGCCAGGAGTTGTCCAGACGGTGACGCCTTGCTCAAAAATGCCTCGGATCGCTTGCTTGTAGAGTTCTGGGCACGCACCACTGGTGAGGTAGGTTTGCTTCAACTTCCAATAGGTAAACTTTGACATTACCGTGAAAGATGACGGCATTTTACCGAACCTGTTGATTGCGTAGCCGAACCTCAGCCAGTATTCACCAATTGCATTACGGGATGCTGCCTGTAGCGTTTTGACCTTGAAGAAGACGCCCCACTTGAACATGATCAGGTTGAACGCCTCGCCGCCCATCTGCCCGCTAGTTGAAGGTTGAAGCATCTTGGCATCCTGAACCCTCGCATTGATGGAAGCAATATCCATCTGATTATCTTTGGCCGCAATACCTTTGGCGAGATTGTAGTTACGCTCGTTGATTTCGGTAGCGTTACCTGCCTGCAATCCGGCTACGGTTGTCATGGTGTTTGCCTGAATACCGGCGCGGGCCATTGTTGCGCCCATATCGACAACTGGCAAGTTACCGGCACCGGCACCCGCCTGTGCGCCCTGGGAGAAATTCTTGCCCTGCGATGCAAGTCCCTGGGCACCGGCAGCGAACCCATTAGCGCCCTGCTGGACCGCCGTAATACCCGCTTGACCAAGTAACCCGGCACGCTCAACTTCCATGCTCTGAACGCCAGTTTTGATATTGCCAGCGGTGTTGTCTGCCGTGTTGGACGCGGTCTGCATAGTACGAACCTGCGACCAGTCGGCGGCATTGTACTGGTAACCGATCTGCTGCCGATTACCAGCCATGTAGGAATAGTACATGTCGTTCACCAGTGAGAATTGCGGCAGGTTGAAAATGCCTGTGGTTACGTCAAGGAACTCGGCGTAATCGTTCGGTAGCGTGTCGCTGGACTTGTCGGCCAAGGCTGCCGCATCGGAAGAATACATTTTGCCGTTATACTTAAACGGGTAGAACGCGATACGCGCATCCGGAGGAACAAGGTGCGTTCCCATTCCGACATGCAAACCGTCCATTGCGAGACATTCCGGCTTCAAGATTACCGGGTTGCCGGTGTAGGAAGTCATTTCCAGCAAGGCGTACGGATAGGTCTTGAACTTTTCAAGATTGCTGTACCGTGCCGGAATGTCAATCCTGTCCCGCCAATTGTCGGCAATCTTGACAACCTCGGCAAGAGCTTCCCCACCTAGCACGTACAGCGCTTTGGCGTTGCCTGCCCAAGAAAGGGTCATTTCGGTTACGTTCGGAGACCCCTGCATTTCTGCATAGATGTTAGGAACGGCAGTAATGGAAATGATTCCCTGGGTGACCCACGGAACCTCGGTTGCATACAGCATAAACTGCATGAATTGTCCGACTTCCATCAAATAGATTTCGCAACCATTGGGTACACGCTCCCATGATGTACCCTGAGCAGTTCTCAACTTAGGTTCATCCACCGTGCCAGGGTCGTTCTGCCACGTAACCGTGGTGGTTACCATGACAGTAAAATCCCAAGTATCACCCTTGGCGATAACATGTTCCATGTGGTCGGAAATCACATATTCGTTGCCAACGTCCAAACCTTCCGGAACTGTCAGGTATTCGCGGCCATGATCGGCAAACTGGTTTTCGTTGGCAATTCCGATATGTCCGCGTTCAATGTAGCAACGACCGAACTTGACGAACCGAGAAAAGGTTTGCCAGACATCAAGCTGCAAGGTGAGGCGGGTTGCCTGCGGTGACATGTATTGCACACCGGTAATGAAATAGTAGAACGTGCGCGGCTCATCCACATTGTTACCAAGCGGCTGTGCAGGGTTCGTGACGCGAAGATAATTGTACTTGAAACACTTGTTGAAAGGTAAACCAATCGTGACCGGTTCAAACGGTTTCAAATAGGACGCCCCAGTGGTATACTCCGGACCCTTTACCGTGTTCAGATAGGCGTCCAGGGCACCCTGCGACCCGTAGTTCACAATATCGCGGTACGCGGCATCCCACGGCACATTGTGCAGCGACAAGGCGGAATTCGGGGACCATGCGGCGTAACTGAAATCGTGGCCGAACGTGTGCTCAATGGCCTCACCATAGGGAGGCGGAGTGACTGTCATTTCTGTACCGTTCCTGCCGCAACAATAAGATCATGGTCCGAACCCACACCGGCACCCAGCACATTATACCCGCGCCATTCAACGGTACTCTTTGGTGCCATGATCTTGTCGGGGTAGCTCGTTCCGTACGTGAACATGTTTCTGGTAGACGATGCTTTCGCTTCAATGCGGGAATCATCCCAACCGGACGCCCACGCTGCCGTATCCATGCCGTCGCCAATCAAAATCCTGGTGCCGTCGTGACGCTCCATTTCGGCAATGAACTTTGCCAAATACTTTTGCTGTGTCGCGTCACTGGTGAGCGAGTTCGGCGGCAAATGATATGCACCAACAACAAACTTGTGTCCGGTCTTACGATTCGTGAGGGCAGCAACAACGCCACCCCATTTACCTTCAAAATCGACCGGATATTTCTTTCCGTCATTAATGTACCGTGACTTGGGGAACATGATTGCCTGCGTGCTGTGCTCCCACACCAGCCACTCATCGGCACCGCCAGTCATGCCCGCCCTTATCTCATCCCGAGTATCTTCCGGCGCTTCGGTCAATCCGTAGAAATCGGCGCGTGCCTGCCGGGTGACTTTCACCAGTGCTGCAATACGTGATGCTGTCAGCGGCCACAGCTTCACCGGAGTTCCTTGGTGGATATTCGGGTCAAGGCAGTTCAACCCCGCAGCGCGAAAGTTGGTGCCGACAGTAGCGACCGGTGACGCGGAAAGCGCGAATGTGCTCATTCGGCGCGTGCCTTTCCAGACATAACCGGAACGATTCTTGAAGCTGGAAAGCGGGGTTTTGTCTACACCGTAGGCACGACCTCTTGCCTCAATAACAGTATCAGAATCAAGCATGATACCAACATGAGAAATATAGCCGCCCGAATAGAGGAATGCAAGATCGCCCAAACGCGGGGAGTCGGTCGCCACCGAAAGATTATACAAACCTTGCGCGGTAGTGTCAGAACGAGCATTGCCAGTAGCGTTACTCCACCAATAAAACATGCCGCTACAATCAAACTTGTCTGGACCATTAGCACCCCACACGTACGGCTTATCCACCTGGGCAAGCAACAGTGCGGACGCCTCGGCGGTATTCATCTTGTCAGCCATGACGTAAGGGTATCAGTAATCATGCCCATAACGCAGATCGCCCCGAGCCGTTAGGCTCGGGGCGATTCATGCAATGACGGTCAGGCTGCGGGGACCGTCACGGTCACAACGTACACCTTGGCGGCACCCGCGCCATTGTCAACAGCAATGCTGACGGTGTACCCCGGCGCACCGGCCACAACAGTGGTCGTCACATCGGGAGAACCAACGGTGAACGCTTCCACCTTGCGCTTGTTCACCACGGTACCGGCAGGCAGGGTGACCGCGTAAGCCAGATCGGCCACGTCCACCCCTGCGATATCGACACCGGCAATGCGGATTCCGGCAATCGCACCGGAACCGGGCCAGTCATTCTTGACGTCACCGGCGACGGTGAGCACCAGGGCTGCCGATGCGACAGGATCGAGACGCGGGTTCGTCGGGTCGGTCGAGATGGACAGGGCCACAATGTTGAGCGTGGCTGCCGTCTCATTGCCCGCCACGTACAGCACGCCCTGGGGAGTGATGTAGGTATGGCTGGACAGGTTCCCGGTGAGGCTGAACGCCACCGCAACATCGATCCCGGCAGGATCGGTGACCGCATCCGTGGCAAGCGAGTAAATCTCGCCGCGTCCCGCCTCGGTCGAAACGATGCCGTCCGAATCGGTGGCAATCGGAGTAGCAACGCTGGACACGGTGAACGCCTGACTGTTGATGGAAATGGTGCCCGAATCCGACGTGAACATGATCGCCGGAACGAAGCGGGAAAGGGAAACAATGCCGTGGTGATGCAGGAAGTAGTTTTCGTACAGACCTGCAGGGTTCTGCATGGAACGGTTTTCGATCAGGGTATCCCACACCATCCAGAAATCTTTGGACGTGAGAATGGCCTGCGTACCGTCCACGCCGAAATGTTCCTGCGGAAGCGCAATGGTGCGCTCGAAAACCTGCTCAGCCTTCTCCAAATGGAACAGCGGAGCCAGGGCGAACACGTCAATG